TTAATCGTTTTCTTTCCGTTAATCACATACTCGGTATCCTGCGCGACGTCTAATTCGAAATTGAATTCGTCCCATATGTCATTGCCTTCCGCTAATTCACCGATCATAAACGGGTAACAATCGAAGTCAGCCGTTACAATAAGCGTTCCGTCTTGCTGGCTATCCTCGACTGATACTTGCGAAAATTTGCCGAGCCAGTAATAACCGTAATCATGCGTATCGTATAAACGTTGTATTTGCGGAGTTACAAGCCATTTTTTCAGCGATATTTCCGCAAGTTTACGCGTGCCGTACGCCGATTCGAGCAACAAGAACTGATACGTAATTGTGCGATTTTCGAAAACCCGCTCGCCCAAAATGGCGGAAAAATCATACACGCCTTGAACGAACGGTAAACTTTCGATAATCGTTTTTTCGGCAGGACTAGGAGCATCGCGCCCAACTAACCGCAAACCTTTCGACATAGTCGATTCACCTGCATACGTAAATCCTTCCGTAATGGCAAACGCGCTCATCCTAATCCCACCTTTCCGCTAGTTTAATTTTATTGCCGCCGTAATTGTCGTAATCATTGTACGTTGCCGCCGCGAATTCTCTTCCGTTGATTACTAACGATGTGTCTTTGCGTAATAACTGTTCGAGTAATTGCTCTACGCGTGACATTGCGTTTGTTGCTTGCGTATCATCATCGAATGAGTGATTAACGCCTAACACACCCGCAGATGTAAAGTTTGGTGTGTTGTAAGACATGTCGATCGAAGGCGTTGCTGCGTCGACTAGTTTATGCGCCATTGCCTTAACACTTCGCATGGAATTGTCGAGACCTTTTACCATACCTTGACCGAACATTTCCATTAGCCAAATCGCTTTACGGCTCGGTGAGTGAATTCCGAGCAACTTCTTGACGCCGTCCGGAATTAACTTCGCTAATCCTGCAACTTTTTCTTTAAGAGCGCCGGTCATCGATGTTATACCTTTTAATAGACCATTTATTATGTCTTTACCTATACTTAACATGTCGATACTTTTAAGTTTGTCGACGATGGCAGGGATTACTTTTGTGAATATGGCCTTGCCTAAAGTACCAACTATGCTGATTATTCCTTTAATTAATGCAAGAAGTATATCTTTACCTACTGAAAGAATTTTAGGTAGGTTTTGTATTAAAATAGTTGCTATTTGCACAATCAACTTTAATGCTGTTGCTATTAATTGAGGCAAAATACTCACGATTCCATTAATTAAAGCTACAAGAATTTTAACCCCCGATGATATGATTTTTGGCAGATTAGCAATCAAAACACTAACTATCTTTACGATTAAAGTAAGCGCCGTCGCTATTAACTGTGGTAATATTTGTAAAATACCACTAATTAAAGCCATTAGAATCTTCATGCCTGCATCAAGTATTTTAGGAAGACTTTGCAGTAAACCTGTTGCTATTTCTGTAATTAATAACACAGCCATGCCTAGTAACATCGGTAATGCGGTAGATATTCCCTCAATTAATGCAGTCAGGATATTTACTCCCGCGTCCATAATAGTAGGCAAATTTGATAAGAGTACATTCGTTAAAGAATCAATTACTAGTATGATTGCCTCAACAATTAAAGGGATTGCAGAAACAAGCCCTTCTAAAAGAGTCGTCAGTAGTTGAATTCCCATCGTTAGTAACTGCGGAATTAATGTCGCTAAAGTTTCGATAAGAGTGCTGATAATCGTGACAGCCACGTTAATTAGCGTCGGCAAACTCGCTAAAATTCCGTTTATTAAATTCAATATAATTTCGAGTCCCATCTGAATCAGATTAGGTAAACTATTCTGCAAGAAATCAATAATTACGCTAACAACGTTATTGATAACTTCGACAATTTTAGGTGTTCCGGATTCCATTCCGTCAGCTATTGCCGGTAAGAATCGCGAAGCCGAAA